TGATGCGGTTATTAAGCGAAACCCATTTTCAGCAAAAGCAAGTTGCTGGTAGTTGCTTGGGTTTGCGAGATTTTCATAAGACATAATTAGAGTAGAATTTAAAGATTTAGACTGAAACTCTTGGTTTTACAAAAGTAGTTATTATTTATTGAGTATGATGTCAACAATGTCAGTCTCTTCTTTAAGTTCAGGGCGATCTCCCTTGCGTTGAGAGATAAGCTTTGACTGTTGGACAGCTTGCTTTTCAATGCGGCTATCCTTACGGTCTTCTTTCTCTTTCTCAAGGTTTTGCTTTACCCCAGATTCAATTTGCTGTTCGGCAACACCATAACGACCCTTTAGGTCTTCAAGCTGCATCTTAAGTTGATACTCCAACTGCATAAGCTGCGCCTGAGCCTGAGACTCCAGCTGAATCTTTTGAGCCTCCAGCTGAGCCTTGAGCTGCGCCTCTTGCATCTTGCCCTGTGAGGTGGATTGTGCTACCTGAGCGTTCATCTGAGCCTGCGCCTGAGAGTTCGCTTGTGCTTGGTCTTGCTGCTGCTTGATGCGCTTTTTACGGCGTACTACCAACAGCCTTTCCGCTTGGTCAATATCACGAAGCTGACGAATAGCAATAGCGTCCTCCAAGTCAATCTCCTTCTGAGCCAGTGATACCTGAATGTTCTGCTCCAAGTAGGCGCGGTCCACGTCGTTCATATCGCTGATGACACGTACCCCGAAGTTGTACATAGGAAGCTTAGAGAAGGAGCTTAGAACGCTCATATTCTCCTTGCCGATAGCATTCTCATATGCTTGGTACAAAATGCTCTTAGGTGGAATAATCTGAAGACACTTTATGATGTCCTCACAGATTCTACGGTAAAGCACTTGAGAGGCATTGGTAATGTCATACAGGGCATTGTTACCAGCAGCTAATTGCTGTTGACGTACTCCTACCAACTGATCTCCCTTTGGAGAAGAGCCATCCATTACCTCGTTAACACCCGTAGCATCGCGGATCATACGTAAGTAGTGGTTGTAAAGAGTTATAAGCTCATTGATGTTTCGGATAGTGTTATCCAAAGGACGAACGGGCGGATTCTGGAATCCCCCTTCTGGATTCTCACTGCGGTAGTAGAAGACACCAGTTTGTTCGTAGATGTCTTGAATGTCTAGCGGTTGCAACTCTCCGCCCCTGCCGAGTTGGACGTTTTCCAGTCCCTCAATATCCACGAGCAGTCCGTCAGGCTTCGCTTTAGCAATTGCTTGCTGAATCTTTAGGTGAGAAAGTTGAAGCTGGTCAGCAAATCCAATGACTCCAGAAACCATACTCTTGGGAATCATCCGACGGATATTGGTTGCAATCACGCTATAGCTCATACGAGTACGGCTGATGTCGTGTACGTTTTTAGGTACATTCTTCTTAAGACCGTAATTGTAGATATAGTTCGTACCAACAATAAAGCATCCACCGTAAAGCGTAGCGTTCTGCATATAGACAGCCTCGCGGTCATAGACGCTGTTAGTGGGGGCGTTATACTTTTCTCCCTTATAGTAGAAGCCAACGTTTCCATAAGCGCTTGTCTTCTTTTCAAAGATGACATTGTCTACGCTTATAAACTCAAAGTCCATCACGTTGATGGTATATTGGTCGTATCCGTAGTTGTAGCGCTCAAGGTTGTTGTCAAAGTTTACACTCTCAAGTCGGTTGGGATTATTGCCAAAACGGTTCATTACCGTGCGGGCCATATTCTTGTATTCCTCCTCTGTGAATTGATCGCCAGCAATGCGCTTTAGTTCAGTAATGGACATACTCTGAATATGTCCAGCATATACGAGGTCCGTAAAGTTTGGATCATCAGTGTAGCTGTGCACAAAATATGCTGGGTCTACGTACTTAGTAACAATACCGTAGTTGGGATCGTTCTCACGCTTGACAACAGCCATACCAACAGTAACCAAATCATCTACACAGCGACGATAGATACGCTCGTCAAAGTCGTTCCAAGAAAGGGTGAGGTTAGCTCCAATCTGGGCAGCAATCTCTGCTGCTGTTTTTACGTTTGACTCAAGGAAAATCTCTGCTTCTTCAGTAGTTTCTGGAAGGCTGTCTACATCTACGTCAATGTTTAGACCAAGTTGACGAGCTTCTTCATACTGACGCTTATTTTCAATAGCGAATTTTAAGCGAGACTTTTGTTCATCTTTTTCTGTCCTTGATAGAGGGTCAATAGCCTCTACGTTTGGATACATCCGAGTGGACAGAATCTTATTGACTACAATCTTTACAAACTTAGGCACAATAGGTACAGGAGTCCAATCCAGAGACAGTAGAGAACCGTCACCGTTGTTAGGATCCAGCGATGTGAGAATCTGTTTATAGATTGAAGTGTTTTGTGTGCCGTTAGCATAATCACGTGAAATTTCAAATTCCCGCCAGCGTTTCGCATACAGGGAGCCGTCAATATCCACACCTCCCCATTGGGAGTAGATAGCCTTAGCATATTGCAGTCCGTATTGCTTGTTAAGCTTCTTTGACTGCTCTGCTAATGGATCTGGGAAAATAGACTCGTAATTTGATGATTTTCCAGTATAGTCCATTTAGTAAATACTTTATGGACAAAGATACAAACTACAATCAGCGGCTTATGGGGCGTACCTTCCTGAAAAACACCTTGCTATCAAAGTCGCTTTTAGGTTTTTGTTTTACTTGTTTTTGTGCTGCCAACAAAGCCAATCCACTTGAGATAGACAAGTCAAATTTGGTTCGGTCATCTATCTTGAAATTGATCCAATCTTCAAGGGTTCTATTGAAGTACATCTTTCCAAATTCACCTGTGTTGTTATTGATGCCTACGTGGTCGTGGATGTATGCCTCAATAGCTTGGGCGTGCGCTTGGATGATATCTTGAGAGTTTGATGGGATACCTTTTGTCTTTACTTTGACGTGCATAGTCCCAGAGCCTAAGTGTTCGGGGCGGTCCATCAGATATCCATCGTAATTCCTTGATTCAAAGTATCTTGCGATTCCGTACTTGTTGTTCTCTATCAAGATTGGGTAGCCGTAAAAAACAGCAGCCATCAGTACATCCTCGTAGAATATCTTAGCCAGTGGTGGGCGTGATGCATACTCCGCTACAAACATATTGGAGGGATGCTCCATATTAAACTTGTTGAAGATATGGCAGGCGCCCTTAGATGAACGGTAGTCTACAGTAGTATCAATATCATAAGAGTCAACGCCACCGCATCCATAAACAGCATTAGGAGCAACACGTTTACCGTAGTCGTCTTTTCTTTTATTTCGCATATCAGCTGGAGGTAGCCACGCAACACGCCAGCGTCCGTTGGGGTCTGGTTTAAACAGTACCTCCGTATCCTGTTCTCCATTACGCCAAACAAAGTTCCCAATAACAACAGGATTTGGATACAGATCATCGTTATACTGAACCTGCTCGTATATCTTTTGAATATTGAAGAGACTGCTTTTTGTAGAATCTCTAAATGCTTCGTCCTCCGTAAAAGGGAACTGACGAATGATTTCATTAAGCTCATAGCTATTGTGTTGCTGTCCCTTGCGTTCGTTCTTTAAGAAGGTCTTGGCTCCTATATCAGTAAATGTGCCATCTTCAGTTAGAACGGGTTTTTCAGGGTCGTCAACAATAGGATTGCCGTATTGGTCAAAAAATCCTTCCAGCGCATCGTAGGCTGGAATAAAGATAGAATATAGTCCGCTCTTAGTACGACCGTTCTCGTTGCGGTCCAGCGGGTTTGAATCATAGTACAGGTCGCGGTATTCACGTCCTCCTTTGTCCAGTGGATTGACGGTAGAGCCAACAAGGGCCTTTCCGATAATACGTCGTCCTACAAGCAGACAGGTTCTATGGATACGCCATACCTCTCGTATATCGTGCCCCTTTTCAAACTTGCCCGCCTCGTCCAAAAACAATACGTGGGTCTTGGAGCCATCATAAGCGTTAGAGACGGTGTTCTTCCAGTTGATGACGGTATCCAGTGCTTCGCCCTTTTGTACGCTCTTATTCTTCTTTGTAATGCGCTTGGATGGCTCACGGAAGGCAAGCTCCTGAC